CCCTGGGAGCTGGAGTCGGGGCTCTACCGCCACCTAAACCAGGATCACTAAATAGCGAGCTAGGGTCTATCTGCGGCTTAGGTGGAAGAGTTCTACCGCCCGCAACCCCTGTATTCTTGTAGTAAGGATCACTAGGATCGTATTGACTAGCAGGAGGTCTTGGCTTTGGCATCGTAAATCCTGGCCCCTCTATCACGGGGCCTTGAGGCTCACCAGGCATTAGTTTGCTCTCTATATTAAAAGGTTTTACCTGCCTCAGAGGGGGCTCGCCACGCCGACCGCCACCCAAACCAGGATCACTAAATAGCGAGCTAGGATCAACGTAAGGTTTGCGATTATCAGTACCTTTACCGTCCATACCAGACTCAAGACGCCTTCTAGTATTCTCATCCATAGGTGGTTGTTGTTGTGACAACCCTTCTCCTATGCCGGCGCCATCGCCTAAGCTAAGACCTTCAATCTGTGCTCTAAGAGCTGCAGGATCAAAGCCTTCAAAGCGTCTACCCATGCCTCCTAGCTCTCCCTGCATTGCATCAATACGAGCCTGCAAGCCTGGGTCCACTGCTGGTGTATCTGCAATAGTTGCAGCATTAGCATCAGCTGAAGCTTGTGCTGCAGCAATATTAGCTTGCAGAGCTGCAGGATCAAAACCATCTAGTATTCCGCCAAATCCACCTAGCTGTCCTTGCATTGCCTCAATACGAGCTGCTAAATCTGGGTCCACTGCTGGTGTATCTGCAATAGTTGCAGCATTAGCAGCAGACGCAGCCTGTGCTGCAGCAATGTTAGCCTGTATTGCTGCGGGATCAAAGTTACCAAAGCGTCCATTAAAGTCGCCAAACTGGCCTTCCATTGCAGCAAGACGCGCCTGTAGGTCAGCCTGTCTCTGATTCTCAGCTTCTTTAGCAATCCGCAAAGATTCTGCTTCTGCAGCAGCCTGTGTTGCAGCAGCAGCATCGGCAGCTTCTTTTTGTGCAGCGGCAGCCGCGGCAGTTTCCGCAGCTTGAGCAGCGGCTGCTTCTGCAGCAACCCTGTCAGTCTCTGCTTGAGCAGCAATAGCTTTCTCTGCAGCAATTCTTTCTTGTTCAGCTTTAGCTGCTGCAGCTTCTTCTGCAGTGGTAGCATCAAGTGCAGCCTGGGCTGCTGCAGCTTCGTCTGCTGCAAGCTTATCCTGTTGTGCCTTGGCAGCAGCGGCTGCTGCGGCGTTTGCCTCATCTCTAACAGGCTGCTGTCTTCTCATTGCAGCAAAAGGATCATCCTTTGCTCGAAACGCAAACATTGGATCGTCAGTCCTAGGACCACGATCAAAAACCGGACGATTCATTAAATAGTCGGCTTGCGCTGCATACGGGCTTGGGGCGTTACGGTATTGATCTTGATAAGCATTAGCCAGTAGACGGTTATAGTCATTCTTATCAGGCGTATCAAAAAGAGACCCAGCACCTGGTGGGCGCGGTGGCATTCTTTGATCCGGCTGCCCAGGCATTGGCCTAGGCATAGGCGTAGGCTCAGGAAATCTAGGCATAGGATCAGGAAATCTAGGCCGAGGAAAATCCATTTCTCCAGGCATTATTCCTGGCCGAGCAACGATACTGCCAAGTGGCGGCCTTACCGGCTCACCCACATCCATACGAGGAGGTTGTGGGTGGGGAATCATATCGCCATCAAAACCAGGATTAGGCATTCTCAGCAGGCTTTCAAGCCCATCAAGATTGGTGCCGCTGCCTGGTTGTGGAGGGGGTATATAACGAGGGTCTCTTGGATCAACCCTTGGTCCGGCAGAACCTAAAGGGAATTCTCCGTAACCAGGGCCACCAAGAGTTCCCGCTAGGAATTTTGAACTTTTATCGCCAGGAAATTGACTCATAATTTATCACCAGTTTTTGCAGGACCAGTACGACGGTGCGAAAACATCTTTCTTCTTCTGCACCGCATCGCAGTTGTGCCTAGCGCGAAAAGACTTCTTCCGTGCAGGCTGGTCAGATTTAATACTCATTTTAGAATCGCCATAGCGAACCAGCTTTACCTGGTCGCCTTTCTTAGCAAGAACCTTAAACTTCTTCTTGGCTCCTGGCGTCCTTACCTGTTTGTTATAGCCAGGGAACGACTCACCACTATAGGTAAGTCTCCCAGACTTCGTTCTCTTAACGTCGTCGGTTGTAGCCATTACGCATGGAAGGTTGTCATGGACGCAAAAGTAGCACCTGTGTAGGTGATAAAGATTCCGCCGGTAAACAATACTCCCTCATCAGGCATAGTAATATCTCTAGTAGCTGTGGCACTAGCAACAGTCCCAAATTCCACTAGAATCTCACCTGTTATTGAAGCGTCTCTAAACTTAATGGTTCCAGCTGTTGCTGAACTAACAATGTAAGAACCTTTTAACCGAGCTCTTCCACCAAATATAATGTCCGCACAAGAAGCCGAAACTCCTGCTGTAACATTACCGGCTGGATTACCAACAGCGGTTATAGAAGCGATACTTTTGAAAAAGTTTGCACTGGTCGCCGTTGCGTCATCTGCACCTGTAAGACTTTCTGTCAAGGCAGCACCCGTAATATCAGTGCCGACAATAGTGAAAGATTTACCTGAGTCGTCTCCAGCGGAAAGTATAGTTACAAGCTGCCCTGCATTTAATGCCACTGCACCGCCAGAAGCCAACGCGCCGCCGATTACAAGTGCTGCGTTATTTCCGACTCCTGCTGTGGCAGATATTCCATTTGGATCGGCTGCAACCCCAGCTGTCTTAAAGACTGATTTAACGTCTGACTTAAAAGCCATAAATTTCTCCTAAAGAGTTGGAGGACCGATAGGCCCTCCGCCTCATTCTATTTAAGCTGATTACCCTACTGTGGAGATAGGCGTGCCTACAGAGCTTGCCATCCATACTTGCTTACCACCAGTTACCGCAGTGATACAAGTAATACGGCACCTAGACCCTATTCCTGAACCAGCTACAAAGGTAAAAGTATCACCTGAGTTTGTAATAACGGGGTTAGCCGCAGTACCTGCTGCTAGTTGCGTTTGAGCCAAGAAAGTACTGCCTGTTGCAGCAGGAATAGCAATAGTCGTTGTTTTACCAGAACCTACAGCGGTAGTTACTAAGAAGTCAAAATACGCGCCTTCTGTTGCAGTAGCGGCGGCGGGTAAAGTAATAACATTATCTAAAGTACCGTGGATAAGTACAATAGCACCGGAATCAGCTATGGGTAAGGTGGCTGAAACTGCTGTTGTGGCTTCCCAAGTTTTTACTACAGAGCGTTTAGCTTTAACAGCGCCAGTTACGGCGAGAGTGCCACCAATAGAAGCGTTGTTGCCATAAGTAGAGTTAGTAGTTTCTGTTCCAGTGCCTGAAGCTACTGAAATATCTTCAAAACCATTTTGTGAACGGACTGGGCCGTTAAAAGTTGTATTAGCCATTATAGAGTTCTCACATGTGAGTTAAGGCAAATCTGTCTACATGTCGTCAGTCGGGTCTGTCAGATTCACCGGATTGTTTCCCGATATACAGTAATCTATCACTATACAGTACTTTATGTCAAACATAAAAAAGGGGGCCGAAGCCCCCTTAGTACAACATGTTACTTTACGCTGCGCCTGCTGAACCAAAGATACCCAATGGATCAGAAACACCGAACGAGTAACGCTCACGGGCTTTATAGCGGCTGTTACCAGTATCAAAATCTGCATCCATAGATGTAGACATTGCTGAACGAGTAAAGTGCTTTAGACCGTTAGGAACGTCAGTCATAAGGAACCAAGCATCAGTGTCAGTCAGGTAATGATTGACTGCATATCCGCCGGGAATTGAACCATTGCTACGAATGGCGTTTAGATCGTTATCAGCAGTAGACACACGTCCCTCAGTCTCAAGCAAACGAGTTGCAACGAATTGCAAGTTTGTTGGGATGATGAGTTTCTTAGGCTGTGCTGCAATCTTTAGGCCACGCTCGTCAGTCCATCCGCCGATCTGGATAATAGCGGCTTCTAAAGAAGTCTCGTTAAGATCCGAAGCAACTGCTGGAGTATTAGAGTTAACACCACCAGAAACAAGTGGGTGAGAAGTGTTACATAGAGAAACTCCATCACCGTAAGTAGTACCAGCAGCGAACGCGTTGTTCAAGATGGTAGCAGCTTTTACTTGCTTGGTGTATGCCATAGCGCGAGCTAGTGCTTTGGTGTAACGAGATGACAAAGAGTCATACAAGTTGTCTTCAATCGCTTCTTCAGTGATTGCAAAACCCATAGCAACAGTTTCGTGCGTGTAGCGTGCGGTGAAGGCTTCTTGAGCATTATCATACTCAATAGCGGAGCCTTCTGACTTAGTTGGAGCCGAACCGAAGCCGGACAACTTAGTTTCTTCTTCAAAAGAACGGTCAGAGGTTTCGTTTTCAAAAATCTCTTTATGCTCTTCGCCATACTTTGCGTACTCTAAACCGAACAATGCGTTTAATCCGGGGAGTAACTCTTTTAATAGTTGCGCTCTTGAAATAGCCATTAGTCAGCTCCTTAGTTAGACACAATGCCAGTACCATACTGATGGTACGGAAGGTTAATTTTAACCAGAACGTCGGTATAAGCATCGCCGATTTCTGACCCAGTTTTAGTTACGAATCCAACAACCTTAAACGACTTAGTGGCAGTAGCAGTAGTAGCGTTAACCTGCATAGTTGACTTACCAGTAGTAGTGTTTACAGAAGTTGTAACGTGCTGTGCGGCTGGAAAATCACAGTTGTGACCTAGATCCGTTTGAGTTACCGCGCCGTTTGCTTGTGCTTGAAACAATACATTTGGATCAGTTACAACAAAAGCAGTAGCATTTAATGTACCAGAGGGGTAGTACTGACCAAAGATCAACTGCCCTTGAGCATTAATATACTCGCACCCAACAAATACGCCGATAGCGCCAATAGTGTTTCCACCTAGATTGTTAGCACCTGCGTCTGCACCTGTACCAGCAGCAATGTTAACAAACCCGTCAGTGTGTAGTTCAACAACAGAACCATACCCGACATTTTGTGCGACCCCAGCGGGATCGAACAAGTACGACTCTTGAGCGCCCGTATAAGGGGTGCCGTCCTGCCGTCTTACGGGAACTAGCCCGTATCCTGCACTTGTAGAAGACATAATATCTATCCTATAAAAATTAAGTTAAGTTCCCTTACCAAAGGTAACTTTCGTTTTCCGCTCATTAAATAGCGGCATACGGGCATCATTCTCCCGCATCAAGTTGTTATCGACTGAATCCATTTGAGTTCTAGTTTGTCCCTCAAAGTGCTCAGTACGTTCTGCAACTAGTTCGACGGGGGCTTTACAAAGCATCAGTCCACCAATAATTACATTGTCCTTAAATCGTTCGTTCTCGATTGTGACTAGTGTAATTTCTGGATGATCTGTAGCCTTTACTGGCTCCCATCCTTCACGAAGTTTAGAAGAAACATTCGTAGCATCAACAGTTCCCTGCATAGCTACTCGTATCCAGCGGAACGCGTATCCTTCTTCTGGAGTAGGGGAAGGTAATACTTCTGGCCTATTCCAAGATTTTTTACGAGTCGTTTTTTCACGAGTTTCAAGTTCACGGTTTAATCTGTTCTCAGCCATTATATTTTCCTCATCTCTTCAGCAACCTTTTTGGCGTATAGTTCCAGTGGTACTCCAAGTTTTTTAGCGATAGCTACCTGTGTTTGCGTTAATCGCACCTTTTTGGGTGCTGTGCTCCGCGTAGCGGGGGCAACCACATTTGACTTCCGTTTACTTGGCTTATCCTCTGGCTCTTCTTCAATTTCCCCAAATTCTTCAGGGAAGGTATTTCGCATACGAGCATTAATACTCTCGTAGTATTCATCGCTTTCGGTATCCACACCTTGCTTAACAAGTTTACTGTGTACACCCATAGCATAAGCTGTCATCTCGTCATCATCACCGAACCAAGAATTTTCTGCTGCCCAGTCGGACGCTTTGGTATCGACTACAGTTTGAGACTGTTGTTGAGGTATTTGTACAGGAACTTCTGCTTCTTGTAAAGGCTCTGCTTTGAAATCGGCTAATTTATCCGCCTTTATCTTAGCGTTGGTTAGTTTTTCTTGAGCATCTAGAAGTTTGTCTGCGTCACCAGCTTCATACGCTCGTTTATATGAGCGTTTAGCAGAAAGTATCTCAATAGCTGAGTTTTTCTTAGCTTGCTCTAGTAGGGCTGTTTGGTTCTTCTCTACACTGCCCTTTAATTTGGTATTTTCATCAACAAGAGATTTAGCGTAGGCTTCCATTTCCTGACGTTCGCGTTGAGAGGCTTCTTTAGCCCGTCGCTCGTCATGGTAACCTTTACTAAAGTGTTGAATACGCTTACGTACTTTGTCGGAGTAATCTTCTAACTCCTCGTCCGTAATGTCCTCTGGCGGTTTAGAAGCCTTGCGGTTCCTATCTGCTTTCGGCGTATCATCTACGACTTCAATATCAACTTCGTCGTCTTTCTCTTGGATAACTTCTTTTGCTGGCTCTTCTCCAGATAAGTCGATCTCAATAGCACCAGAAGATTCTATTTCTATATCTTCTTGCTTACTATCTTTCTCTTCATCAGGAAATGAGTACTCTACTTTTTGAAATCCCATCACTAACTCCTTTACACTCGTGTAACGCCACGAGGATCGTTAACTACTGCTTCAATCGAATCATCGTTCATTAAACGATACTCAACACCACCTACTTTAAAGCGCGTGCCTGTGTTGGCACGGAACATTACATAATCTCCTACCTTACACCAAGGGCCAGTCGTAAATCGTTCTTCGTCAGAATACGCCTGTTTACCCATATCTAGTACCACGCCAATAGTTGACATGATGTAGTCATGGTGTATTTCTTTACTAGATTTAATAATGCCACTATCACCATAGGTATCTTCTACTTCTGGCATAGCTACTAGGACTCGATACCCTACAGGAGTAGGAATTTGGTGCTCTAGTTCTTCTTCGGTTACTTCGGGGGTTGGTGTTAAATCAGTCATTGTCATCATCCATATAATTGCGCGAAAGGTCTTTTATATAAGATAAGCTAGTTTGAAGACCTCGTATCAAACCAACTACTTCTCGGTAGTTCGCGTAATCTGTTGCGGAACCATTCTCAAGAAACTCTTGTGCGGAGGATGTAGCATCCTCGATTTGTTTCGTTAGCACGTCAAAGACGGTATTAGCCATATCTATTCCTTAGGTTTGTTTTTGGCCTCTCTTAGTAAATCAAGGTCAAGTCTAGTGTTAGCTGTTTTTCTATCCGCAGCTAGTTTTGCGCCCGCTTTCTGGGCATCTATTTCCAACTCTTGTTTAGCTAGTTTGAGTTGTTCCATATCTATGGTTGCATCAGCTTGGTCTTTCTGAGTCTTTCGCTGAAGTTCTGCTTGTTTGAGCTGTGCATCTGACTGATCTTTCTGAGTCTTACGCTGCATATCTCCTTGCTTAACCTGTAGTTCTGCTTGTTGTAGCTGGAATACAGGGTCTTGTTGTTGCTGTTGCGCTTTCTTCTGGGCCGCTTCTTGCTCATGCTGCGCTGTAAGTTGTTTACCACCTTCAGCTACAAGTCTTGCCAACTGAACTTCGATATCTTCCGATAGCTTCTCATTCGGTGCAGGTAAGGTAACACCCAACTTCTCTTCCATCTGAGAACGATACCTAAACCCTAGGTGCTCTGCGATATGGGCGTTGAGAGCTGCCATAATCTGCTGTGCCTGTGGGTTCTGCCCAATAGATTGAGCAATCATAGGATCTTTCATAAACGACTGGTGAGCCGCGATATGAGCTTCGTGATCTTGATAGATAAACGCTTTTATGGGGGTACCTGTTAGGGCGTTCATGTTTTCGCTTACGGGATCTGTAGGATTCACATCATCTTCCGTAGGTACTAGTTTGTCAGCGTTTTTAATTCCCATTACTTCAATCATCTGACGGTGTAATTGAGGTAAGTTGTATATCTGTGGTGCCTGTTGTGACATCTGTAGCACTGCTTGGTACTGTACTACTCGCTGCGCCATTGTGGCACTGTTAGGGTCGCTTACAGGGACTACATCAACCATAGCGTAGTCTGACTGCCGTGCTGATACTTCGCCTCTGTTAGGCTGGTAGGCGTATTCTTCAGGGGCTTCCTCGGCTATGATAGCTTTGAGCATCTTAAACTCTAACTTCATAGCGTAGTGTACACGGGCCATTACTGCGGCCATTGGTTTTAACGTACGCTCTAGCAATGCTAGGGTAGTTCCTACAGGAGCGTTAGCTGACATGTCAGATACATCCATATCTGCAATAGCACCTAAACGACGGCCCTCAGTAGTAATTTGGTTAAGTAACGCTAGCAGTGTTTGGCTAGGCTCCTTATAAGGAAGGGGCATTATGTTCTCTCTAATGCTACCTGATGGTACGTCTACATCCTTCCATTCGCCCGGTTCTATGGGGGTGTCATCCCCTTTAATCCGTAGCCCGCGAGCCTTTAGACCCCCCGGAAGATTAGATAGGGTACCAGCGTCCACAAGCTGCCGTATGATGGATGTTCCCGCTCTAGCGTAACCACCAATGATGTGGATAAGTCCAAGGCCGTAGAAGCCAAATCCGGGGACATATACGTAATGTACGAAGTGTTGACGCTTCAATGTTAGGTCGTCGTCTTCGTTCCAGTTACGGCGTATAGAGAGTACTTCTTCAGTACCACGCTCAATAGTTACTATATAAGGTCTAGCAACGCCATCTTCGTCATCAACACCTTCTATTATAAGATCAGCATGGATCTCATATATAGTGTATCGCTCGTCATCAGTGATTGAATAACCACCTTCTTCGGCTTTACGCTTCTCAATATCAGTGTGAAATGCTACTGGATCACCCAGTTCTATGCCTGAGTAAAACCCATTTAACTGTAGCTTTATAATGTCATTCTTAGTCTTACGCATGACGTGAGTAACACGCTCTGCGGACTCAATGTTAGACGCTCCGTAAGGCACGATAACGTCTTCTGCGGGGATATAGATAGCTGTTTGCCTACCTATGTTAGGATCAAAATAAACCTTCTTAAACGCTGATCCTGCTAGTCCTAGGCTATATAGCATACGCTCGTGTTCAGGGCGATACTCGACCATGTTCTCGGTCAGCTCGTAGTTCATGTCGGCTTTTACACGTTCCGCTGCTTCTTCTTTCTCTTTAGTCTCTTGACCTAGTATTTTTACTCGTACTGGCCCAGCAGCAGGGAATGTTTCACTCATTGTCTCTGCTTGAAATCTTATTACTGCTTCAGATAAAACAGTAGAATTAACACCACAAGCGCCTTCCCAAGGCTGAGTTCTCTCTTCGTACTTAAACCCAACTAAGTCTAGACCCTTAACGTAAGTATCTGTCCACTCCTTACGGCTATCTACGTCAGAAGAAATTAATCCTGCTAACTCGTCAGCAAGTACTCCTAACAAATCTTCTTCTAACTCCTCGGCAATATTACTGTCAAAACTACCGCTTAACGACTCGTTTCCGGGAATTATGGTAATTTCTACGCTACCATCGGACATAGTTACCATTTCAGGGTCAACTATCTCAATCTCTAGTGCCTGATCGACTAGTTCCCCTTCCACTGCCTCTTCTTCTATGCCCTTGGGAGCAGCGTATATACCTTTCTCAATTGCCATAATTTAGCCTCTTAGTAGTAGCCGTTTCCACGCCGCTTAAAATATTGTTGTTCTTCCGCTTCATCGGTAGGTAGGCGTATAAAGCCACCTTGCCGGAACCGCATTAATGCCATTACAGTTGAATCCACCAAGTCATCGTTACTCATAAATGGGAATCCAGCGATCTCTTCTACAACTTCTTCAGCCCATCGAGTTTGTGGAACCCAACACAATCCAGACGCTACAATATCAGATACTGCGTTTAAACGTGCAAGTTTATCTCCTGACCCTCTATGAGGTGTATATTCGGACACAGGTAGACCCATCCGTCGCATTTCTTGGTATAACGCCACGCCAGAACTCTTTTTCTCTACTATAAACGAGTCTGGTTCCCAATCAGCGTACTCTTGCATCGCTAGTTCTTTCAGTTCATGAAACTCTATACGCTGCTTGATACTATTAAGTAAGATAATATTATACGCGCTTTCATCCTCATTATAAAACACCCCCCATGTGGTCAGTGCTGTGTAGTCAGCGCGGTTGTGTTTCTCTGCCGCAGCATCCAGTGACATGATTATGTACTCACACGCTGGCGGAACTTCCTTCTCCCACTCATTCCACCACTCTCTTTTTACTATGGAAGCTTCTTCGGCGGTGGGTTGTTGTTGGTACTGGGCATTCCATTGGAACGTAGGCATTGACGCTTTAGTACGTAATAGTGCCTCTAAATCAAAAAACTCAGGCCACAGAGGCTTTTCTACTATCTCACCTGTGTCCTCATCTTGAAATTCTAGTATAGCTGGAAATTCTATAACCTCAAACTGATCTGCTCTCTCATTGTGAGACATATCCTTCACTGCGCGTCCTGTTAGGTCGTCCATATGCCATCTAGTCTGGATAATTGCTACCCT